GCCGGCTGCAGGTGGCCGGTTCCGATCAGGCCTTTGACTGCGCGCCCGGAGACACGGTGCTGCGGGCGGCGCAGCGGGCGGGCCTGGGCTTTCCCTACGAGTGCAACGTGGGCTCCTGCGGCAACTGCCGTTTCGAGCTGGTCCAGGGTGAGCTGGACACGCTCTGGCCGCAGGCCCCGGGCGGGGGCGGCTGCTGCAATGACCCCCCGCACACCACTCACTCAAACGCGACAGGAACACGAAAATGGAAATCGGATACACGAGAACAAGCACCACGGAACAGGTCGCCGGGTACGAGGCACAGCAGCGCGACTTAGCTGCAGCCGGAGCCGAGCGCATATTCGCCGAGCAAGTGTCAAGCGTCGCCAAGCGCGAGCAGCTCGACGCCGCGCTTGATTACTTACGAGATGGAGACGTGCTCATCGTGACGAAGCTCGACCGGCTCGCACGCAGCGTCGGCGACCTCGTCGGCATCGTCGACCGCATCGAGAAGCGCGGCGCATCCCTACGCATCCTCGCCATGAACCTCGACACGCGCACTCCCACGGGCAAGCTGATGCTGAATGTGATCGGCAGCGTGGCGCAGTTCGAGCGTGAGATGATGCTGGAGCGCCAGCGTGAGGGCATCGCGAAGGCGAAGCGCGACGGGAAGTACCTCGGGCGCAAGCCGACGGCCATGGCCAAGGGCGACGCCGTCGTCGAGCTTATCGCGCAGGGTATGGCCCCGACGCAGATCGCCAAGCGCTTGGGCATCGCGAGATCGTCTGTGTACCGCGTGATCGAGGCGAAGCTGCAGCCATAGCGCACCCCCACCCCCCTACCCGTCACGATATTTCACAGCGCGTCACGAAAATTCACAAAGTTGTGGTATACGTGGCGCGTTTTCATGTGGCGGGACACGATATGGTTGAGCGGATACCGTTGCGCGTGAAGCAGATCGACCACCTGACGCGCAAGATCATCGTGCGCGAGGATGGGTGCCACGTGTGGACTGGCACGATATCGCAGGGCGGGTATGGCGTGATGGTGATCACCGACAGCGGTCAGCGGATACGCGCCCGAGCTCACCGCATCGCGTATCAGATTGCGCACGGCGAAATACCTGACGGGTTGTACGTATGCCACAGCTGCGACGTGAAGCTGTGCGTGAACCCAGACCACCTGTTTGCGGCGACGCAGGCCGAGAATATGCGTGATATGTCGCGCAAGAGCAGGGCGAGAAACGAGCACAATTACGAGGCGTCGCCCGTAGCGATAGAGATGCTGAAGCGCGGCGCGTATCAGGTCGACATACAGCGCATTACCGGCATCCCATTGCTTCAGCTACGCGAATTGGCTAGACACGTCGGCGTGGAGCTACGCCTGAAGGGGAGCAACGATGGCCGCTACTGACGCAGCAACGACGTTTGACGAGTTCATATCTCTTTACCGAGACAACCCCGTCGGCTTCGTGCGGGACGTGCTCGGCCAGTCGCCGACGAAGTGGCAGGAGGACGCGCTGCGCAAAGTCGCAGCCGGTCGCCGCCGCATCAGCATCCGCGCCGGTCACGGTGTCGGGAAGTCGACTGTGTGCGCGTGGGCCGTAGTCTGGTTCATGTGCACGCGCTTCCCGCAGAAGACCGTGATGACGGCACCCACCGCGGGGCAGCTATTCGACGCGCTGTTCTCCGAGCTGAAGGCGCAGGTCAACCGCCTGCCCCCGGTGCTGCGCGATAGCTTCGACGTGTTCAGCGACAGGATTGCGTTGAAGGGTGCGCCCGAGAGTTCGTTCGCATCGGCACGCACGTCGTCGTCCGACCGGCCAGAGGCTCTCGCGGGTATCCACAGCGAGCACGTATTGCTGATCATCGACGAGGCTTCCGCCGTGCCTGAAGCCGTGTACGAAGCCGCAGCCGGTTCTATGTCGGGCCACTCGGCCTGCACGATCCTGATCGGCAACCCGACGCGAAATAGCGGTATGTTCTACAAGACGCACCACGAGCTGGCGAGCGACTGGGAGACGATGCACGTGAGCTGCGTCGATAACGCTCTCGTGTCGTCGGACTTCGTCGACCAGATCAGGACGACGTATGGCGAGGAGAGCAACGCCTACCGGATCCGCGTCCTGGGCGAGTTTGCTGTAGCCGACGACGACACGCTGATCGCGTCTGAGATTGTCGACAGCGCGATGACGCGTGACGTGTCAGGCACTGAGCAGGACGTGATGGTGTACGGCGTAGACGTCGCACGCTTCGGGTCTGACCGGTCGGCATTGTGCAAGCGCCGGGGAAATGTCGTGATCGAGGTTAAGTCGTGGGGTGGGCTTGACCTGATGCAGCTCGTGGGCGCAATCGTGAACGAGGCCAACATCGACCGGCCCGACGAGATATGCGTCGACACAATCGGATTAGGCTCGGGCGTCGCTGATCGCCTGCGAGAGATGGGCTACAACGTGCGCGACGTGAATGTCGCTGAGACGTCAGCCATGAACCCCAACGCCAACCGGCTGCGCGACGAGTTGTGGCTGTCGGTCCGCGACTGGCTGTCAACACGGGGCGTAAAGATACCCAATGACGCATCGCTGCGGCACGAGCTTGTCGCTCCGCGGTATACGTTTACCAGTACCGGCAAGATCGTCGTGGAATCGAAAGACCTGATGCGCAAGCGCGGTATGAGGTCGCCCGATCTTGCTGACGCGCTGTGCCTGACGTTTGCGGGTAATGCTGCGCTGGTGGGCGGCAGGGCGTCGTCGTGGCTCAAGGGCAAGCCACTGCGGCGAAACCTTGCAGGCGTTGTCTGAACGGTGTAACTTGCGCCGCATTGATTTACATACCCACAAAGGGGACGCGACATGGCTTCATTCTTGTTTAACGGGCGCACGGCAGGCGATGCCGTAGCGATCACGACATCGGCTACCGAGAACAACACATTCTCCAGCATCTACGTCGGCGGTGCCGGTAACGTCGATGTCGTCACAGAGGCAGGCACGACGGTGTCGTTCGTGGCAGTTCCTGTCGGCACGATCTTGCCGATACGCACGATTAAGGTTCTCGCGACATCGACAGCGACCAACATGGTGGGATTGCGATAATGGTTGAATCATGCCCCGTTGAGACACACGATATTACGGCGAACCTGCGCAATCGCGGCAAGGCTATCGACAAGGCCAACTACGGCCCGATGGACCCAGAGCAGCGCAATGACCGCTTCTGGGCGATGAAGGCGCAGTCGTGGGACGTAACGCCGGACGAGGCAAAGACGCAGCTCTGCGGTAATTGCTCGGCGTTTAACCAGACGTCTGCGATGATGGAGTGCATCCGCACCGGCATTGAGGGGAAGGATACGGAACGTGATTCGATGGACGTTATCGAAGCTGGCGACTTGGGATACTGCGAGATATTCGATTTCAAGTGCGCTGCTAGCCGTACGTGCGACGCTTGGATCGTCGGTGGCCCGATCAAGGATGAGGGCGATGAGGGCGGCGAGGCCGAGGATGAGTACGAGTATAACGACGAGGACGATGAGCTTGCTGGTGCGATGATGGATGAGGAGGCGGCCTGATGGTTGCCAAGAAGTACCAAAACCCAGCCGGTGGCTTGAACGCCGCCGGTCGTGCGTTCTTCAAGCGCACCGAAGGTGCTAACCTGAAGGCACCCGTGAAGGGCGCACCGAAGTCCGACGAGGCGCTCGGTCGCAAGGCGAGCTTCTTGGCACGCATGGCTGGCGTGAAGGGACCGGACTTTGACGAGAAGGGCAAGCCGACCCGCAAGCTGCTCGCGCTCAAGGCGTGGGGTGCGTCGTCAACGTCAGACGCGAAGCAGAAGGCTGCATCATTGAGCAAGCGCATTAAGGCAAAGGGGTGACCATGAAGCAGGTATGGGACAAGGCGCGACCAAAGTCGCTCGGCAAGAGCGATAAGCTGTCGCCATCGCAGAAGGCGTCGGCGAAGAGTGCGGCGAAGAAGGCGGGTCGGCCATACCCGAACCTGATCGACAATATGCGCGTGGCCGGTAAGAAGAAGGGATAGCTATGGCTGAACCATACAACCCATACGCTGGCCAAACACTATCACCGTATGAGCCGACGTGGCGTGACCGCTTGGCAAAGATGATGCTTGGCGAGCAGCCATCGTTTGACAAGCGCCGCTCCATTGAAGGTTTGCTTGGCTCGTCTGGGTTGGGCGATACCGGCATGAGCTTGGTCGACTTCACTGGGTTAGGCGGGTTGCTTGACGCCCAGACGCAAGCCGCAGCCGGTGACTACCGCAGCGCGGCAATGGCAATGGTGCCCGGCATGAAGCAGGCGAAGGCGGTCGGCAATGTCGTTGAGACAGCAGCAGAAGCCGCCGCCCGTCAACTGTCCCCGCAGACGTATAAGGCTGCTTCGCAAGTGGCCAAGAGAGTTAACATCACTAACCCAGCATCAATAACAAAGTACGCACTTGAAGGAGGAGCTGTACCTGAAGAAATTGACGCCTTGCCAGAATTGATAGCCCAGATACGTGATATTCAAAAACAGAGGCAGACAGCCGCTTACTTGAACAAGCCATCCAGAGACCCTCTGTATAGAGGGCCAGACGCTCAATGGAGCGAATTAAACAAAGCTATTCAAAGAAATAAAGATGTTACACAATTTACGCGTATGCCCGGATTTGACTTATTGCGTTCAGATGCAGCAGATTACATAAAAAGATTTGCAGATATATCCCCGGGGGATGCGTTTGACGAGACAAAAAAGGCAACTATGGAAGCTGTCCCGCGCTTGTTAAAGCAAGAAGGGTGGAGCGTTCGTCATACATCACAAGGCAAAAATAAAAGAGCTTCAAGCCGTTACCTTGTTTCTCCAGACAAAAAATATGAAGTGAGGTTATCTGACCATTATTTGCCAGACACGCCGCAGCGTGAATATTCAAGGGAGCAACGGGGGCCACGATGGGATGAGGAGTTTGTGCTTGATAGAAGTCTATTGAGCAAAGGTATTCCCGGCCTATTAGACGATATCAAATCTGGCTATGCAAGATATCTAGAGGATTAAACTAACCCATGACCAAGCCCATCAACTTATCCATCTGCATACCGGCACGCGACCACGTAGACGCCGGGTTCGCTCACGATCTCGCGACGCTGTCCGCGCACTGGTACGGCGCAGCACCCGTCGGCTCCAAGTTCAACATACACATGGTCAGCGGAACGCTAATCGCTGACCAGCGCCAGAAGCTCGTCAAGATCGCGCTAAAGGCAGGCGCTGACTGGATACTCTTCCTCGACAGCGATATGCGCTTCCCGAAGAACGTCGTGCAGCGCCTGATGGCGAACGATCTCGACATCGTCGCCGCGAACTATGCGACGCGCAGGATGCCGACGAAGACGGTCGCGTTCTCGAACTTCGAGAAGCTGGAGTGCATCTACTGGGACGAGGCAACGCAAGTCCTGCAAGAGGTAGACGCCGTCGGCATGGGCGTCATGCTGATCAAGGCGCAAGTGTTCAAGGCTCTCCCGCAGCCGTGGTTCCAGATCGGGTACGCGCCAAAGAGCGAGGCGTTTGTGGGCGAGGATATCTACTTCTGCAAGCTGGCGCAGAGGCACGGGCTCAAGGTTATGATCGACAATGCCGTGTCAGCAGAAGTGCGACACATAGGCGTATTCGAGTTTACGCATGAGCACGCAGAGGCCGAGCGTGACATGGACAGCATGGTAATGGCCGAGATCGAAGGGGCAGCAGCATGAAGAAGATGAGCAAGGCGCAGGCCAAGATCGGCAAGGTGATGGGCGAATACAAGAAGGGTACGCTGAAGGCAGGCGTGAACCCGAAAGGCCCGGCCAAGGCACCGATGGCCAAGAGCCGCAAGCAGGCAATCGCAATCGCGATGTCCGAAGCCGGAAAGATGAAGCGCAAGTGAAACACTTCTACGAGGAGATCGAGGGCTGGTTCCAGTTCTCAAAGCCGTACCTTGAAGCCGTTGCGTCAGCTCGCGACGGTGCCGTGTTCGTCGAACTTGGCTGCTGGAAGGGGCGATCCGCATCCTTTATGGGCGTCGAGATCGTCAACTCCGGCAAGGCTATCGAGTTCAACTGTGTCGACCACTGGAAGGGCAGCGACGACGTCCACCTCGCCGATCCCGAGATCAAGAACGTCGCGAAGATATTTCGCGCTAACATGAAGCGCATCGACGGTCTGAACCTCGTCATCCACCGGGGCGAAAGCCCAGCCGCAGCCGAGAAGTTCGCCGACGAGAGCTGCGACTTCGTCTGGATCGACGCCGGTCACGACTACGCCTCTGTTCTGGCGGATATTAATGCGTGGCTCCCGAAGGTGAAGCGCGGTGGCGTGATCGGTGGCGACGACTACCCTATGGACGGCGTGGGGCAAGCTGTGAGAGAAGTATTCCCAAAACCAGAGATCGGCACAGAACGTGGCTGGTCATGGTGGCGCGTCCGAAAGGTATAGGCACATGATTAACGAAGCAGCACTCGGTGGGTACGATCCAGAGATGATCCCGCAGCGCGTCCTGAACGACGACAGCGGTATGCTCGTACCTACGCCCGACCAGCCAATGGACGAGGAAGATTTCCGATACCGCGTTCGGCAGGCGGTCGAGGACTGCGCAACCTATATCGACAGCTATATCGCGCCGGATCGCGAGACGGCGATGAACTACTACCTCGGCAATTTGTTCGGGAATGAGGAAGCTGGGCGCTCTCAGGTCGTGATGACCGAGGTGCGCGATACCGTTCTCGCCATGATGCCGAGCCTTCTGCGCATCTTTGTCGGAGGCACGAAGACGCTTGAGTTCGTCCCTAAGGGCGCTGAAGATGTCGAAGCCGCCGAGCAGATGACGGACCTCATCGACTACATCTTCAGCCAAGAGAATAACGGCTTCCGCATCCTGCACGACGCCATGAAGGACGCGCTGATCCTGAAGGAAGGCGTGTTGACGTGGTACGTGCGGACGGACGAGACGGTCGAGGAGTACAACTACTCCGGCCTGTCGCAGGACGAGGTCGCGTTTATCTTGTCGCAGCCGGGCGTCGAGATGATCGAGATGGTCGAGCATATGTCGATGACGCAGACGCAGACCAACGTCATCCCGATGGACCCGATGATGTCCATGGAGCCGCCAACGATCTCGATGCGCGTGCGTCGCATTAACAAGACGCCGAAGTATGTCGTCGAGTGCATCCCGCCCGAGCAGTTCCTGATCGACAACGAGGCACCGACAATCGACGAGGCTCTCATCGTCGGTCGGCGCAAGCTCGCGACGGTATCCGAGCTGGTGGCGATGGGCTACCCGCGTGAAGTCATCGAGGAGAACGCAGGCTCTGGCGGCTTCGAGATGAACATGGAGACGCTCGCACGCAACCCGGCAGACCAGTCGTTCTTTGGTCTTACGCAGGGCGCTGACGAGAGCACGGACAAGGTCTACTACGTCGAGGCGTACATCCGCATCGACAAGGACGGTGACGGTATCGCCGAGCTGCACAAGGTCTGCACGGTCGGGAACGGCGCAGTCGTACTCCACGACGAGATCGTGCAGCAGGCACCGTTCGCGCTGCTGTCGCCCGATCCGACGCCCCACACGATTTTTGGCAAGTCGATTGCCGATCAGACGATGGACTTGCAGCTCATCAAGTCTGCCATTGTCCGCAATACGCTCGACAGCCTCGCGCAGTCGATCCACCCGCGCACAGCCGTCGTCGAATCACAAGTCAACATGGACGACGTGATGAACAACGAGACGGGCGCAGTTATCCGTATGCGCTCCATGGGTGCCGTGCAGGCTCTCTCGACGCCGTTCGTCGGGCAACCGGCTCTCGGGGTGCTTGCATACCTAGACGACGTGAAGACGCAGCGCACGGGCATCTCACGCGCATCGCAGGGGCTTGACGGTGACGTGTTGCAGTCAACCACACGGTCAGCCGTGCAGGCACAGCTCTCGTCGTCGCAGGAGCGCATCGAGATGATCGCTCGCCTGTTCGCTGACGGGTTGAAGCGCTGCTTCCAAGGCTTGCTGAAGCTCGTCGTGCAGCATCAGGACAAGCCAAAGATCATCCGCCTGCGCAACAAGTTCGTGCCAATCGACCCGCGCAGTTGGGATGCGAATATGGACATGGTCGTCAACATCGCGCTCGGTCGCGGTTCAGACGATCAGCGCATGGCATTCCTGATGCAGATACTCGCGCAGCAGAAGGAAGTGATCGAGAAATACGGCCCGAATAACCCGCTCGTAGACCTCCAGCAGTACCGCAATACGCTCGCGCAGGTGATCCAGTTGTCCGGGTTCCAAGACCCGTCACAGTTCGTGAAGGAAGTCGATCCGGCTGCGGTCGACGCGTATATGCAGCAGATGTCCCAGCAGCAGAAGCCGATGGACCCGACCGAGATGCTGGCTCAGGTTCAGGCGAAGCAGATCGAGGCCGACATCCTGATCGCTGCCGCGAAGCAGGAGCTGGAGACGAAGAAGGCGCAGGCAGACGCGGACTTCAAGCGCGATCAGCTTATGGTAGACGCGATGCTCAAGGCGGCAGAGATCGAGGCCAAGTACGGGTCACAGGTCAACATGGCCGTGATTAACGCTGAAGTGAACCGCCAGCGCACCGAGATACAGGAGATGTTCTCTCTCCAAGCGCAGCGCGAGCAGGCCATGCTGAATATGAACCAGATACCGCAACAGGCACCGGCACCGCAGATGATGCCGCCAATGCCTCCGCAGATGATGTGAGGGTGTAGATATGGCAAGCATGGAAGACCTCAAAAAATATCTTGAGACGTCAGGCTATATGCTTGCCCGTGGTGCGAAGCAGTTTCGCGAAAATATGCCGACGGTAAGTGGTATATTGGGATCACCAGCCGAATATCTTCCGGGGTCTGGTTTTGTTACCGGCCAACGGGATTTAACTGAGGCAGCTCGTAATGCTCAGACCGGAAACTACGGTGAAGCCGCTATTGGTGCTGGCAATGCCGCGTTAGGGTATGGCAGTGGTATTCTTGATATGGCTACTCTTGGAGCCGCTGCTTTGCCTCGTACTATGGCAAAGAAGGCAGTCGAAGCAGTTTCAGAAATAGCCCCAGAAGTTATACGGGCATATCATGGATCGCCGTATAGCTTTGACAAATTTGATTTATCGAAAATAGGGTCAGGAGAAGGCGTACAGGCGTTCGGTCATGGGTTATATCTTGCTGAAGCCGAGCCAACGGCTAAATATTATCGAGACACCTTAGCCCCTAACAGAAATCAAATTGATCTTGAGTATGAAGTCAATCAACGCGGTATGCCTATGACTCGTGAGGCAATGACTGAAATTAGGCGTCAAGCAAGTGGCAATGTGCCACCATTGCAAGCCGCAAAGCAGCTTCAAAATGCAAGTATTGAAGCAAGGAAATATCCTCCAGAAGCACTTGCTGATCTAATTGATGTATACCGTAAGTCTAAAGAAGGCAGTATGTATGAAGTCAATATTAGAGCGAACCCAGAAAAATTTTTAGATTGGGATAAACCGCTTCGAGATCAACCTGATGTGATAAAAAAACTTAGCGGATGGTCCCCTGAAACTATAGATGCGTATCGTTCAGCGGAAGCCAAAGACACAGATAACCTTTTAGCAGCGCTTGAAGGTTCTTCGGAATACAATCCAGCTAAACTTCCTACTCCTAAAGGCGCGTTGCCTATGTCTGCGACAGGAGCAGAAATTTATGAGAATTTGAAAAACAAAATGGGCGCTATTGATTGGCCTGTAGATGCAGATGCCGCAATGCGGTCACAGTATCGCAATTCTGCTGCTAGGAAAGCCAGCGAATATCTTTTGAAAAACGAGGTTCCCGGAATAAAATATCTTGACGCCATGTCACGCTCACGGGGTGAGGGAAAAAGTAATTACGTTGTTTTTGATGACGCAATGATCGAAATACTGCGCAAGTATGGCTTAATCCCCGCAGTTGGAGCGGCAGGATATGGTTTATTGGGCGCTCAAGACCAAGCTCAGGCACAGGAAACTCGATGACCCCGCACGAACTCGAAGACATCTACCGCGCCGCCACGTCCCTTGCGAGAGACAAGGCGACGGATGAAGTGCTGCGTCGCATGGAGCAGTCGTACATCGAGAAATGGAAGATGTCGCACCCGGATCGGGGCGACGATAGGGATGATGCGTACAGGATGGTGCGTGCCATAGGCGAGTTCAGAAACGAGCTAACTGCGCTGGCCGCAGAGCCGACTGTGACTGCTTTCAACCGCCGCTTGAAACGCGGCCCATAAGGGAGTATTTAAGATGGTATCAGCCGAACAATCCCAAGGCGGGGAACTCGGTGTTGCAGAAGCAGCAGCGAAAATGGATGCCCTACTGGGAGCCAGAGATGGCCAACCCGAAGCACCCAAGAGAGCTATTGCCCCTGCCGAGGCTCCAGAGGCCGAGGCGTCGGGGTACGAAGGCGAAGAGACTGAATCGGATGGGGCCGACCCAGCGTATGACGCTGCCCCGGAAGGTGAAGAGCCGGAGTACTCCGAGGATACCGAAGGCGCGGATACAGAACCGCTTCCGCTTGATGCACTCGTCACCGTTAAGATTAACGGCAAGACTGAGAACATCACGCTGAAGGAGGCTCTCGAAGGCTACCAACGGAACTCCGATTACACGAGGAAGACGCAGGCGCTAAAGCAGGAGGTACAGACCTTCGCGCAGGAGCGCCAGCAAGTGGAAGTGGAGAGGCAGCAGTACGGGCAGCTCATTAATGCGCTGCACCAACAGCTACAGCAATTCGCGCCGCAGGAACCCAACTGGGAACAACTGCATCGTGATGACCCGCTCAACTTCCCAATCGTCGAGAAGCAGTGGCGAGACTATAAGGAGCGCGTGGCTGCGACAGGAGCCGAGCGCGAACGTATGGCTCACATGGCCTCTCAGCAGGAGCAGGCGCAGCTTCAGCACATGGTCGAGCGTGGTAGGGAATACCTGTTCAACAAGGTGCCGGAGTGGAAAGACGCAGAGAAGTGGAACGAGGCAAGGAGCAGGCTTCGCGACTATGGCCAGAAGGTTGGCTATACGGACGAGGAACTCGGAGCCGCATATGACCCACGGGCGATCTTGGTGCTTGATAAAGCGAGACGCTACGACGCCATAATGGCCAATCGTCCCAAGCCAGACCAGTCTGCCGGGCCGAAGCCAATGCGTTCAGGCACTATCGCCAACACTCCACGTGCAGCGACGGAAGTCTCTCGTGCAAAGGATCGTCTCAGTAGAACCGGTAGCGTCGATGACGCTGCTAAACTTTTTGGACTTCTCGACAGGAGAAAATAGTCATGGCTTCAGTTACCAACGCAAAGACGTACAACGCCGTTAATTCGATGCGCGAAGACCTCTCGAACATCATCTACGACATCAGCCCAACCAGCACCCCGATGACCTCGAATATCGGTCGTGACACGGCTGACAACACATATTTCGAGTGGCAAACAGACCAGCTCGCAGCCGCAGACGGCTCGAACGCAGCAGTCGAAGGCGCAACCGCCGGTGACGCTGACTTCGTCGCAACCAACCGCGTCGCGAACTACACGCAGATTTCCACGAAGATCGTGGCCGTCTCCGGCACCGCACAGTCGGTCAACATGGCCGGTATGCGCACTCTCCTGGCCTACGAAACGGCTAAGAAGGCGAAGGAGTTGAAGCGCGACGTCGAGAAGATCATCTGCTCGAACCAAGCCGCTTCTGCTGGTAACACGTCAACTGCGCGTACCACTGCCGGTATGCCTGCGTGGCTCCGCACCAACAGCATCGCCAACAGCGCAGTAGCACCTACGCTGTCGTCCTCGCCAAACGGCTATCCAAACGCCGCTTGGACATCTCTCTCGACTGCGACTGACGTCGCCTTCACCGAGACGATGTTGAAGACCGCGATCCAGAGCGTCTGGACGCAGGGCGGTGATCCGTCGATCCTGATGACCGGTCCATACAACAAGACCGTAGCCTCGGGCTTCGCTGGCCTCGCGCAGCAGCGTATGTACAACGACTCGGCGTCACCGCTGAAGATCGTTGCGACCGCTGACATCTACCTCTCGGACTTCGGTCAGGTGGCGATTGTGCCTAACCGCTTCTTCGACGAGCGCTTTGCTATCGTCATGGACCCAGAGTACGCATCTATCTCGTACCTCCGCCCATACGAAACCCTCGACATCGCCGCCGTTGGCGATTCGACGAAGAAGGAACTCATCGTGGAGTACGGCCTGCGCGTGAAGAACGAGCTGTCCGCTGCCGCGATTGCGAACCTCACGCCATCTGCTTAATATGATCGGGGCCGGGTAACACCGGCCCCCCTCACACATAGGAAACACAGATGGCCGAAGAGTTTGCCCCCGGAGTTTTCACGCTCGGTTACGATTCATTCTCAGGCGAAATGTCTAAGATGCACGTCGACACCGACGGCAAGATGCACTTCACGAACGAGACGCAGATTGACGCGATTGCTGAAGAGAACATCACAATCCGCAACGACGTCTCACGCACTACGAAATCAGGCGACATGGTGCGAGTTGCTCGCATCCCGATGGCCGTACACCTTGACCTTTTGCAGCGCGGTATCCTGCGCGATAAAATCGCAATGCGCCGCTGGCTGAAGTCTGAAGAAGCCGCACCATACAAGACGCACTGGATGAACGGATGACCACAATTACGGACTACGCATCTCTCCAGTCGCAGATCGCGGCTTGGCTCAACCGGGAAGACCTCACGGCTCAGATACCCGTGTTCATCCAATTCGTTGAGGCAGACATCAATACGCGCCTGCGCACTCGTGAGATGATTGTCCGTGCGACCGCCACCAGCTCGGCTGAGTACGTACAGCTACCGGCAGACTGGCTTGAGGCCATCAACCTCCACATCGTCGACGGCCAGCAGCCGCTGCGCTTCGTGACGCTCGATGAGGCAGACCGCATCAACAAGTTGCAGAACTACACCGCGTCGACGTTCTACTCGCTGATGAATGGCGCAATCGAACTCGTACCGGCACCCGGTGACAACGTCGAGATCGAGATGATCTACTACGGCAAGGTGCCTGCTTTGAGCGATGCCGTGACAACGAATTGGCTGCTGACGAAAGCGCCAGACCTGTACCTGTACGGTTCTCTCGTACACGCCTCACCGTTCCTGATGGACGATCAGCGCATCCCGACATTCGCGTCTATGTACTCGACGCGCTTCGAGGCTCTCAATGATGAGAGCAAGACGTCAACACACTCCGGTGGGCCTCTCGTTGCCCGTACACGCATCACTTACGGATAAGGAGCTACCATGCCCGGCTTTACCAATTTCTCTGAGGACTTGGTCCTCGATTTTCTCTTCACGGCATCGACAGCCACTCGCCCGACGGCGTGGTATGTCGCACTCTACACGGTAGCCCCCGGCGAGGCCGGTGGTGGTACGGAGTGCTCAGGCACGTCATACGTCCGCCAGAGCGCGTCGTTCACCGTGTCAGGCACAGCGCCGTCTCAGGCGGCTAACAGTGCCGCAGTCGAGTTCCCGACCGCTGGCGGTTCGTGGGGTACGATTGTAGCGGCAGGCGTGTTCGACGCCTCGACTTCCGGCAACCTCCTCGCATACGCCGACCTGACGATTTCGAAGACCATCGACACGGGCGACGTCCTGCGCTTCAACACTGGCACACTCATCGTAACGCTGGACTAATATGGCGAACGGTCGCGACTATGGCTCATTCGACTACGGCATAGGCGTATACGGTCAGGCTCTGATCGTAGACGCCGAAGCTACTATGGCCGCGACCAGCAGCGCTTCAGCCGCAGCCGTAGAGACATCAGCGGCAGCGGCGACCGCTGCGGTTCAGAGTAACGCCACGGCGACCGTGGTGCGCATTGAAGCTGCCGCGATGACTGCTGCGGCCACGAGTAGTGCGTCGGCGGCGGCTGTAACGATCAAGTCAGCCGCAGAGACGATCTCGGCAACGTCAAGCGCCTCAGCAGCAGCCCAGCGCGTGCGCACTGCGGCGATTACGGCAGCGGCTCAGAGTAGTGCTGCGGCAACTTCGATCCGCGTGCAGCCAGCCTCCGCTACGGGCGCGGCACAGAGCGGCGGCACGGCTGATCCGTATGTCGTGCAGCTCGCTGCGGCTACCGGTGCGGCGACGTCTTCGGCTACGTTTACGGCAGTGCGGGTCAAGTTCGTCGATCTCACAGCCGCAGCCACCAGCTCCGCGAGTGCGGGTGGCACTGCGACGTATTCTGGTGTATTGAATATCGAAGCACAGAGTGCGGCAGAGGCCGCCCCAGTGCGGATACAATTCGTTACCGCGTCGTCGATTGTCGTGTCGGACATGACGGCCAACGGTCGCTACCTGTGGGAGCCAGACGCGGTACCCGCAGAGACGTGGTCAGCGGAGACGGTGTCGGACGAGATGTGGACACCGGTGGGCAACTCTGGTGGTTCGTGGGCGGTGCTGGACGTGGCGAGCGATACTTGGACACCGGCGAGCACATCGCCACAGACATGGCAGTAGGAGATAACGATGGCCGATAGCTATACCGCAAACCTCAACCTGACGAAGCCGGAGGTCGGTGCGTCACGGGATACGTGGGGGACGAAGACAAACGCAGACTGGGACACGGTAGACGCGCTGTTCGCTGCCGCAGGGACCGGCACCTCGGTCGGGCTAAACGTCGGCGCGGGTAAGACGCTAGCTGTCGCAGGGACGCTGACAACGACGGGTGCGGTAAACGTGTCTGGCTTGCTGACGCTGACCGGAACGATGCCGCTCGTCACTGGCGGGTCTGCGGTAAGTTCTACGCTGACGCTTAAGTCAACATCCGGTGTCGGCACGTCTGACAGCATCGTGATGCAGGTCGGCAATAACGGTGCGACCACGGCGATGACGATTAATACGTCGGGCAGTGTCGGGATCGGGACGACGACGCTCACAAATCAAGGGTTGAGGGTATCAAAAACTATTACTGGTGCTGTTTCAGCGTTTAATATTTTTGCTGACGGGGCAATCCAACCAGATGTGACTACAAGTGCAATATATTTTTCTACAAACGCCAGTGCCGTGTCTGGTACTTTGGCTGATGTAAAACACTTTAGGACTAGTCAGGCTTCATTTGGAACTGCTACATTTTCAAACCAGTATGGTTTTGTTTCAGAGAATAATTTAACCGGGGCCACTAACAATTACGGACATTTCGCCGCCAACACCGCAGCAGTAACGGCTGGCAAGACTGCATACGGCTATTACTCCGCAGTAAACACAGCCACGGGCGGCGGCACGACGTATGGCTTCTACGCTGCCGGAACTGCGGTGAACTATTTTGGTGGCAATGTCGGGATTGGGACGACTACGCCAAACGCTAATCTTGAGGTGTCTGGGACGGCTACGGCGGTAAATATTACTAGATACTCAACGGATAATAGTACTCCAATCCTAATTTTCAAAAAATCTCGCGGGACTGAAGCGTCCCCAACAATAATTTCTACTGGCGATAATATCGGTGCAGTTACTTTCTACGGGTATGACGGGAGCAATTTTGTTAGTGGGGGCCAAATATTGGTCCAATGTGCCACAACCCCCGGAACAAACGATATGCCGGGGAATATGTTATTTCGCGTATCGCCAGATGGATCGGCAACTGTTGTCACTCAAGCACAAATTAGTTCAGCAGGGCTATTCTCCTTCAACTCCGGCTACGGCTCCGCAGCGGTGGCATACGGCTGCCGTGCGTGGGTACAATTCGATGGGGGTGGAACGCCAAATATCCGTGCTGACGGCAATGTTACAAACATAACGGATAATGCTACGGGTGACTATACGATTAATTTTACGACTGCACTGCCAGACGCTAATTATGCAATATCAGCTACTTGTGGATCAGGGGCATCTAATGCACGGTTAGCTTCTTCTCCGTTTACAACCGCTCCAACTACGTCAGCGTGTAGAGTAGCAACAATTAGTCCGGGCGGGTCGCAAGTTGATGTTGGATATATCTCGCTAGCTTTCTTCCGTTAAAAGGATCACCAAATGAACCGCATCATATACCCAAACGACGACGGTGGCGTCTCAATCATTATCCCATCGCCATCTGCTGTTGCGACGATGACCATTGAGGAAATTGTTGCAAGGAGCGTCCCTGTCGGTAAGCCATACAAGATAGTCGCCACCGAGGATATCCCATCCGACCGCACGTTCCGCAATGCGTGGGAGGCAGATATGTCATCGCCTGACGGGACGGGCATGGGACATGATGCTTGGTACGCCGCACAGAATACCGGAGATGCAGCATGATCACGATCAACATCGTTAAGGCCAAGGACATCACGAAAGACCGTCTACGGGCAGAGCGTGAGCCACTACTTGCCGCGCAGGACGTAGCCTTCCAACGTGCGCTTGAGAGTAGTGCAGACACCGCAGCCATCGTCGCCGAGAAGCAGCGGCTCCGCGACATCACAAACTTAGTCGATGCGTGTGCGACAGTGGAAGAGTTAAAGGGAGTGCAAATATGAAATTCGAGTTTACCATAGCAGAAATTAATACGATCATGGGAGCGCTTGGCAATGCGCCATACGCTCAGGTGCATGAGATCGTCGCAAAGATACGCGCTCAGGCCGAGCCGCAACTTGCTGAAGCACAAGCCGCAGCAGCACCAGAACAGCCACCCGAGGCGTAATATGGCCATCCACGAAACCAAACTTGCGATTGATTCAACCATAGCGACGGGTGCTATTACGATGCCGCTATGGATGATGGAGTTGCAGGGTTGGATCGGGTTTGCCATTGCCGTCGGTGGTTTGGTGCTTGTCGTGATCCGCATTGTTCTTGCCATAAGAGATTGGCATAGGGGTTCGTGAATGGACCCCTTTACGCTTATCGCCGGGGCAAGTGCGTTATTCTCTACGATTAAAAACGCCGTGGATAGCGGCCACGAGATGATGGATGTGGCAGACCGCGTCGGGACGCTCTTCGGTAGAATCGCGCAGATCACGCAGCTCACTTCCGGCAAGCGCAAGAAAAAGCTCTTCCAGAGCCAAGCCGAGTACGAAGCCGAAGCGATAAAACTGTACACGCTGAAGCAGAAGGCGCAGAAACTACAACTAGACACACGCAATCTATTTGTTTCTGTATACGGCGTGGGAGCGTGGTCGGCCATTCAAAAAGAGATAATCGAGGCCCGTAAGGAAGCCCAGCGGCAGATACTTGCCGCGCAGCTCGAAGCTGAAGAGAACCGCAAAGACCTCATCATGGGCGCGTGGCTCATCGGTGCCGTTATATTGTTCGCCGTTTGCGTTGGCATCGGCATGGTACTGTTCACACACAAGTAGGAGATCGGGATGGATAATCTGTTAAAAAACTTCGGGCCGCTGCTCGGCTCTATTGCGCCAAGCATCGCCACGGCTCTGGGAGGGCCACTGGCTGGCCTCGGAGTGAAGGCTCTATCGCAGGCACTTCTCGGCAATGAGGACGGCTCAGAGGCCGACGTGATGGCTGCTATGGCTACAGCATCGCCGGAGCAGATGGCTGCGGTCAAGAAGATCGACGCTGACTTCAAGGTGCAGATGAAGGCACTCGATGTCGATCTCGCGAAGCTCGCCGTCGACGACCGCAAGTCTGCTCGTGAGATGCAGCGCGAGACACGCGACTGGCTGCCAAGGGCGTTGGCGATCCTAATTACGATGGGCTATTTCGGGATCATCGGCTGGGTTCTGGTTGGCGGCTTGCCGATGAACGGCAGCGAAATCCTTCTCATGCTTCTCGGCACGCTAACCGCCGGTTGGTCTGGCGTGATGGCGTTCTACTTCGGGGCTTCGGCTTCGGACACGGCCAAGGACAAGATGATCTATAACTCGACACCAAAGGCAGAGAAATGATTGCGAATTGGGAGAAGGCGTTCGCCGCAGTGCTGAAGCATGAGGGGAAATTCGTGAATCACCCCAAAGACCCCGGGGGCATGACGAACCTCGGTGTAACGAAGAAGGCATGGGAAGCCTATATCGAGAAGCCGGTAGGCGAGGCAGAGATGCGAGCGCTGACGCCGGAGATCGTCAAGCCCTTCTACAAGCGTCAGTACTGGGACAAGGTCAAGGGCGACGATCTGCCTGATGGCGTCGACTACGCCGTCTACGATCTCGCGGTGAACTCAGGCGTTGGCCGGGCGTCCAAGATGTTGCAGCAAGCCGTTGGCGCGACCGCTGACGGTATGATCGGCAAGGGTACGCTCGCGGCCATTGCCCAGCACTCGCCGGACCATATCGTCAATCTGATCTCGAACGCACGCCTCGACTTCCTCCAGCGCCTATCGACGTTCGACACGTTCGGCAAGGGTTGGACCAGACGCGTAAATGAGGTACAAGTAGCGGCATCAGAACTTGCTCGATCAGGGGTTGCATAATGGCGCTTGTCCCGATACCCGTCCCTCCCGGAGTAATCAAGCCAGCGACACCGTTGCAGGCCAAGGGACGCTATTGGGATTCCAACCTCATCCGCTGGCAGAGCAACAAGCTGCTGCCGGTTGGCGGTTGGCAGCGCATCAACTCGACGCCACTCAACAGCCAAGCGCGAAAGATTTTTTCGTGGGCGCTGAACAATGGCCTGAAGGTGACGGCTATCGGATGCAGCGACAGCTTGAACATCCTCGAAAGCTCAAGCTACACCGCGATCACGCCTGCGTCATACATCGCCCCCGAGACGGGCCTGTATGGCGGCTATGGTGCCGGTGACTTCGGAGAGTTGCTCTACGGGCTAGATGAAGCGTCGCACGTCATCACCAGCGCCGTGAGATCGACAAACGTCGTAACAATCACGACAGCCGAGGCGCACTCGTATCCCGTCGGCATGAGCGTATTGATTGCTGGCGTCACCACGTCGACATTCGATGGCACGTTCACGATTGCGTCTGTCCCGACCACGACGACATTTACGTATGCACAGACGGCGGCTAACGCATCATCATCTGGCGGGACCGCATCTCTACCGGTCGCAGATCGCAGGCCAGTCGATCCGTTTTTCGTGCCGTCGTTCTCTTGGACGATAGACAACTGGGGGGAGGAAATCCTTGCCGTAGCATCGTCTGACGGTCGCCTGCTTCGTTGGGCATACGGCGAAGCTAACGCGGCTCAGGTTGGGTTCTCGAATATCACGTCAGCCGTCAGCGCGACAAACGTGACGACGATAACGACGACGCTCTACCACGACTTCCGCGTCGGCGATTCCGTTATCGTCGCAGGCGTCACCGATACGCGCTTTAATGGCACGTTCACCGTCACCACAGTCCCAACCCTGACGACATTTACCTACGCGAACCCGATGCCAAACGCTACATCGTCAGGCGGAACCGTGACGCATCCGAGTGTGCCGACAAACAATCGCGGCGTGTTTATTACGCCGGAGCGCCACGCCGTGCTGTTCGGTTGCGGTGGTGAATCGCGACGTGTTGGCTGGTCCAATCAGGAGGACTACACGGAGTGGAACTTTGCGTCGGCCACCACGACAGCCGGGTTCTATGATCTCGATACGCAGTCGAAGATCGTCATGGCCGCGCCAGTGCGCGAGGGAACGCTGATCTTCACCGAGGAAGAAGTCTGGCTGATGAAGTATATCGGCCTGCCGTACATCTACGGCTTTGAACGGATCGGCTTCGGTTGCGGCTTGATGTCGCCAGAATCGTTTGCGACGTTCTCAGGGCGCTGCATCTGGATGTCGTCGAACGGCTTCTGGATATTCGACGGCGGGTACGTCAAGCCGCTTCCGTCTGACGTGGGCGAGTATGTGTTGCAGGACATGGACCCAGCAGCCGGCCTGCTCTACACGCACGGATCGGAGAACGGCACGTTCAACGAGGTGTGGTTCTGGTATCCGTCCACCGGCAACTCGATCCCAGATCAGTACGTCTGCTACAACTATATGGAGGGCTGGTGGGGTCTTGGAGCGATGACGCGCACGGCTGCGTCTCCGTCGGGCATCTACCCGTACCCGATAGCGTCAGACGGCGACAATTACCTATACTACCACGAGAACGGATGGACCGCTGCCGGTGTACCTCTGATCGGATCACGATACGCCGAGACGGGATCGTTGAACTTGGCGAACGGCGAGAATTTGATGACGGTGAAGCAGGCGATCACAGATTCCGGCTACGGCTACGCATCGACCGAGCTGACGTTCTTCGCCTCCATGACACCGGAAGCCGCAGAGACTACGGCTGGCCCGTACACGCCACGATCAAGCGGCTACACGGACGTCCGCGTTACTGGAAGAGAGATACGATATCGGGTAGAAGCGACCGAGGACGCACCGTGGTCTGTCGGAGACATCCGCCTAGACCTGACACCGAGGGGTAAGAGATGAAGTTCAACATTCCCACGCCACCGGAGAAGTACAACGCATCGAACATGGCTTCAGCGTTTGAGAGCATCAAGCAGGCCATGGGCGAGGCCATCTCGCCTACGCAGTCAGTTGGTGGTATCATGTTGCAGTCACCGGATGGCTCTGTTTATCGGATCACAGTCAGCAACGCCGGGGTGCTGACGTCAACGGCGGTGCCGCTTGGGATTCGGTGAAGACAAGATCATCGCGCTTATGGAGCGCGGCCTAGTTAAGAGCGGATCGACGCACGATCTGGATGACGTGATCCAGTGCCTGCGGGATGGTACGATGCAGGCGATCTGGAACGACGGTGCCGTCATCGTCACCCAGATTGGTGAATATCCACGCAGGCGCGTGATCGACGTGTTTCTGTGCGCCGGTGATCTCGACAGCGTCTTGGCTCTGCGCCCTGAGCTGCTCGATCTGGCAAAGGCTCACGGGTGCGACTACGGTCGGGCATACGTGAGACACGGATTGGTTAAGCCTCTTCAGGAGGCGGGTTGGAAGACGGTGCAGACCGTTATGACGTTTGAGATGGAGTAAGAGACATGGGTGGTGGTAGTCCTCAAGTGACGACGTCGAGGCAGGAACTCCCGAAGTGGCTGGAGCAGCCGACGCGTGAGAACATCGCAATCGCGGACGCAATCGCCAAGCGACCGTTCGAGCAGTACGGTGGCCAGACCGTCGCCGGTCTGTCGCCAGACCAGATCGCGTCGTACAACATGACACGCGAGAACATTGGCGCGTATCAGCCAGCGTATGGCGCATCTCTCGGGACTACGGCTTCGGTCGCGGGATACCAGCCCGGCACGTTCACGGGAGGCGATATCGGGGCGTACATGAACCCGTACCTCCAGAACGTCGAGGCCAACGCTCTGGGCGGTCTGGAAGCGCAGCGGCTCAGGTCGCAGCAGGGCATCGCCCAGAGTGCTCGAACAGCCGGTGCATTTGGCGGTTCTCGTCAGGGCATCGCTGAAGCACTGTCGAACGTCGAGACTGCGCGGCAGGCAGGCGATCTCAGCGCAAAGATACGCTCTCAGGGTTACGATACGGCGGCTGGCTTGATGCAGTCCGACATGAACCGCGCACTTCAAGGACAGGAGCTTCGGCTTCGGGCTGGCGGTCAGTTGTCCGACATTGCCGGTGCCGGTCAACGCGCACTCTACGCTGACGCTGCGGCTCTGGAGAACATTGGCAAGTCGCAGCAGGCGCAGCAGCAGGCGCTTCTGAATGACGCGTATCAGAGATACCAAGCTGAGCGGAACTACCCGATTGATATGCTCAACTTGCGCATCGGGGCTACGTCTTCCGTGCCAAATATCGGTACGACGACGCAGTCAACGTCTGGCGGTGGCAATTCATTGCTGTCATTCCTCGGTGGGCTTGGTTCAGCCGGGACTGGGTTAGCTAATATTGGGTCGATGTTATTTGGAGCGTCCGATGAGGGCATGAAGACCGACATCACCAAGATGGGCAAAGACAAAGAGACGGGACTCGACCTGTACGCATACCGCTACAAGGGTGACCCGAAGTCCTACCCGAAGGTCGTCGGGCCTATGGCGCAGGACATCGAGAAGAAATTTCCCGATCAGGTAAAAGACATCGGCGGTCGCAAGGCTGTCAACCTCGGGTTCGGGCCAATGCGCCGTGCGTTTGCGGCATAAGGAGAGCGAAATGAGTATACTCAGCGACATTGGGTCACTGTTTGGCGGCAGTTCTGGTGGTAATAATGCCGATTATATCGGCGGCTCAGACATGGGTGGCTATACTGGTTCAGGGAATAACCAAAACACATATGGCCCGTACGGGAACTTGAGCCAATCCGAATACCGGCAGCAGTATGGCGGTGGCGGTAATGGTGACGCCCCAGCACAGCGCAGGGGCCGTCAGGGTGGCGGTAAAGCAAAGCCGAAGACCATCGACGAACTGATGAAAGAGTTCGACGTGTCGCAGTATGTTCCTACGACACCGGCGACAAGCTATATGCCATTCTACAACGCAATCCCGCTGGACTACGCGAATACCGCGGGGCCGCAGTCTGCCGCGACGCAGATGGACTACGGCAATATGGTGCAGCAGTCGCTCCTCGCGGCACCGCAGCCGTCTATGCCTTCAGGTATCCTCGGCCCGTCAATGCAGTCGCAGACGCCTCTCACGGCACCGATCAGCTATGAGGACTTCCTGCGCTACTACCGTGGTGGTGTCTGATGGACCCAATACTCAAGCGCCTTCTCGAAGCTATCGCAGCACCGGAGAGCGGTGGCCGCTACAACGTGCGCTACACGCCGAAGGGCGGCGCTGAGTTCTCGGGCTATGGCCAGCACCCACGCATATTCGAACCCGGCCCAGCAGGCCCGTCATCGGCTGCTGGTAAGTATCAGATCACGGCTACGACATACGACAGGCTCGGTGGTGGTTCGTTCACGCCAGAGGCGCAGGACGAGATGGCCGCTCGCTTGGCGGTGCAGGATTACAAGGCGCGGACAAACAGGGACTTGGTGGCAGACCTTCAGGCTGAGGGTCTATCGTCACGCATACTTGGTGCGCTTTCACCGACATGGACAGGGTTGAAGGATAACCCGAGTAAGGCAACCTCGGCATACCAAGCCGCAGCCCCAGCGTCGCCGTATGCAAGCGCAGGCGAGAAGCCGGAGTATTACCAGCAGTCGATCCCGTCTCGCGCTGTAATACCGCAGACCATGATGGCGTCAGCACAGCCAAACGCTACAGCCGCAACGCAACCGGCACCTGTCTACTCGCAAGACCTCGCCACGACGATGCGCCTGATCGGCAACAAGATTGCGCCGGGGTCTATCGACGCACCCGTGCCCATGACGCCGGAGCAGCAGGCTGCGTCTAAGGTGCAGCAGGGTCGCCTTGCGGACGCCGGTAAGTCGTTCGCGCAGCTCGCGGCGCTGTCGGCGCAGCAAGACCCGGTAGAGATGCTGCGGCAATTCGATTTCCAGAGGCGTAAGCCTCCGGTGCTACAATACCCTCGCGGACTGCTTTAAGGAGACACGACATGGTAGGGCTTCTCGACTTCTTCACTGGCGGCGGCGAGTACGCAGACCCGAACGCAATCGACGAGCGCTACGGCGTCTCTAGGGGCGACGTGCGTCAGGCTGCGCTGAACACTCTCGGCAACGTGTCCGGGCTGCTCTTGGCTGCCGGTCAGCCGATGAGCGGATCGCAGCGTGCTCAGTTGCTCGGTCAGCTCGGCCCGGCATTTGGTGGAGCGCAGACGGACATCTACAACGCGGCACAGCGTCGCCTGCTCGGTGCGGAGAACGAGCAGAAGATGGGCGAGATGCAGCAGACGAGGGCGTTTGCTGAACGTGTTCAGCGTGACCCAGAAGGTGTTGCAAGAGAACTTGGCACGACGGCTGACGTGATCAAAAACCTTACGCCAACACAGTTGCAGACGATTGCCGCTAATAAGGCTATCGCTGCGGCTACGGAGACACCTGCGGCTAAACAAGTACGCGAAATGATGGCCTCTAATGGACCTCTGACGCAGCCGCAGGCTCTTAGTGCTTTCGGTGGACCAACTCAGGACGCGGCTGCGGCTGTCGGGCAACCACAAAATCCCGCAACGCAGGTGCAGCGATTGAATGCTGCGGGGGACATATTTGCTGCATCGGGGGATATAGAAAACGCAAATAAGTATTACGAGGCAGCGAAGAAGATTACTCAAGAGCCGGTAAAGCAAACGTCTAAGATTGAAGAATACAAGTTCTATGTCGCGGACGCTCAAGCTGCTGGCGAAACGCCAATGAGCTTTGCGGAATACAGCCAGTCTACGGCTGGCGGCACGACTGTAAACATGGGGGATAAGGAATCGGACAAACTTCAAGCCAAAAGACTAGATGACATATATGGCGCTGGGAATATAGCTGCGTCTGCTATGCAGGACTTCGCGGTAATGGAGGAGCTTATCGGGTTGGGGCCACAAGGCCCACTACAGGGCGCGATAGCTGAGATGTTCCCGTTTACGTCTGATGCCGGTACAGCATTGACTTCCATAATCAATAGGGTCGCTCCGACATTAAGAGTTGAGGGTTCAGGATCGACGTCTGATATTGAGTACGCTGGTATGTTGAAGTCGTTGCCAAAACTCATGAACACCCCAGAAGGTAATAGGCTTGTGCTTCAAATTATGCGCAACAAAGCCCAGATGAATATGCTGTATGGCCAGATTGCGGAAAGAGTTTACACAGGCGAATTGAGCCGTCAGGATGCGTTTAAGGAGATAAGCAAACTCAAAAAGATGCCGCTGATCTCACCGGAAACGAAAGCCTACTTGGATCGTTTAGAGAAGCCTTCAGGTAAGAGTTCGACTACCAACGCACCACCAACCGTCGATGAAATTACAGACGACGTAAATAAATACCTCAACCAATAAGGTGACAGCATGGCAACCATTGATCAGATGAATCAGGCGCTGAAGAACGCGCAAGCGAAAGCCGATGCTGGGGATAAGGAAGCCGCTGCGGCTGTGGTTCGGCTCAGGGCAGCACTTGGGGCTTCAGCTAACCTTGGCCCGGCACCGACGACTATGGAGGGGTTGAAGCGTGGCGCTCTCGATGTCGGTCAGGGCTTGAAGCAGATGTACCTCATGGCGACTGATCCGAATGCGGCTCAGGCGTACACAACAGACGTCAACAAAGAGATCGCCGACTACGAAGCTCGTCGGGTGGCGGCAGGCAAGCCATACACGGGATACAAGGGGACGGCCCAGAATACGGCTTCGTTTGACTTCAACCGCGCTCTAGGTTCGACGGCGGTAACGGCACCGCTCATGTTTATACCCGGCGGTCAGTCGTCGATCATCCCGCGTGTGCTCTCCGGTGTCGCGTCTGGCGGTCTGGCTGGGGTGTCACAGTTTGCGCCGTCCGGCACGGGGCTTGAGAAGGCGGCGCAGGGACTGATCGGCGCTGGTCTTGGCGCAGTTATCCCAGAGATACCGAGAACCGCAGTAGTCGGCGCTACAGCACTGGGGCAGGTAGGCCGCGCTGGGCTGCGAGATGCCGCGTCAGTCCTCACGCCCACCAGCAAGATCACGCAAGACCTGATCACCGGGCTACAGGCCGCAGCGCCTGAGGTCGACTTCTCGCGCATGACCGCACAGATGCAGCAGAACCTATTGCAGGACGCACGCCAGCAGCTCTCCGTCACTGGCCAACTTGATCCTGCCGCGCTGCTCCGTATGCGCGACTACAGGACGCTCGGCGTTGAGCCGACTATGGGCCAAGCAACGCGTGACCCGCGTCAGTATGCGACAGAACGGAATACGGCTGGCATCGCTGGCGTGGGTGAGGATTTGCTCACCCGCTTCAGGCAGCAGCCTGAGCAAGTACGTTCGGCGCTTGAGAGGATGATCGTCGGGGAGGCTGATACGCCAATCGCCGCCGGTCGTTCGGCTATCGGGGCCATCGGTGAACGCAAGATGAAAACCGGTATGTACGCCGAGCTTGGCAAGCCCATTGATGATGCGTTTAATGCAGCGAGAGGGTCAACCGGCGCGGATGACGTACTTCCGTTCTCGTCGTATGAGGCGCGTATTTCTGAAACGGTTAGGGACTTTAGCGACAAGATACCGGGTCCGGTACTGCAACGGCTTGGAGATTTTGCCGGTGCTGAACCAAAAAAAGCTTTTAGCATCAGGGAAGCCGCAAAAATGCGCGAGCTACTCAATGCGAGAATACAGGACGGCGATCCCAGTACTGCTCTAGCGCTCGGAAAAATCAAGCGCGAGCTTGACACGTTCATGCTTGACCAAGCCGACGCCGTTGGCGATGCTGGGTCGGAAGCTATACAGAAATTCCGTGCCGGAGCTGAGTTGTCAGCGAAGAGGGCGCGTGAGTTTGAACCTGTCTCCGATGTCGTATCTGGCAAGATTGCGCCGGAAGACTTCTTCGGCAAGTACGTCCTGCGCGGCAAGGTCGACGACGTCGTCAAGCTCAAGGGCTTGCTGACGCGGACGGACGTAAGCCCAGAGATGGCGCAGAAGGGTGCGCAGGCGTGGGAAGATATCCGAGGCGCTACGGTGCGGCATCTCTTGGACAAGGCTGCGCCAATGGGTGAGGGCTTCTCTCAGGCTAACTTCAACAATGCTCTGAAGGCGCTCAACAAGAACAACATGGTCGACGAGTTGTTCACGCCCGAGGAGAAGGGGATGCTTTTTACGATCTCGCGTGTATCCCAGAACTTATTCAAGGAGCCGGTGTCTGGTGGCGTGCCTCTCATTAACCGATCAGGCACGGGCGCGGCACTGTTTAACCTAATGCAGAAGGGTTCTGTCGTGCCGGGCATCGGTACGCTCGTGCAGCCAAGCCTAGACGCGCTGAAGCAGCAGGTGCAGCAGGCCGCAGCCCAGAGGATGCTGGCCGGTTCGTCCGCGTCACGAACCCTGCAATCCGCAGCTGATGCCGCGCAGCGCAAGACCGCTGGCGACTTGACGCGGTTCCTGCCTACGTCACCGTTTGCTGCGGCTGTGGGAGAGCGTGAGCGGCAGAACCCGACGCTCATCGAGGGCTTGTTGGCGCGATAACTTCACCGTGCTACTATCGCGCTGCTCGCTGTTTCAAGCGAGGGCGTTGAGAGATGTCTCCGTCAGCCCCACTGGTGCCTCCCGCCGGTGGGGCTTTTTCGTGCGCGGAATTATTTTTCGTTTGTGTGCATTTTCCCTATTGTATCTTTTAGAGAAGATGCCTATAACTGATTCACGGTCGAGTTGACCGGCAAACAAACGGGAGAAGAAAATGACTGGCTACATCAAATCAATATCGGAAATCACTGGCATCACCAACATCGCGCACCTCGAGCTGATTGAGGACTGCATGCGCCACGACGTGTTCCACTCGACGCTTGACTGGCAGACTGCGGAGCAGTTCCGCGATGGCGCACTGGTGGCTCTCGACGTGCTCAAGGAAATGGGTGAACTATGAAACTCATCACATTCATCGTCGAGGGCATCGGCTTCGCGCTATTCATGGCCGCAGTGTGCGGCTCCATGATCGTGCTCGACGCAATCACAAACTGAAACGGGAAACAAAAATGAATAACTCACCCTTAGAGGCCGTGTTCCACGCCTACCGAAAGGCGGGATCGGTCGAGGCTCTCGCGAACGAACTCGACGTGTCGGAGCAGTCCGTCGACAACTGGCTCAACATGAAGACGCGACCGCAGCGCGGCATCCTTGAAAAGATCATCGGCTTCGCCACGCGCAAGTCGTCAACGCTGCCGGAGGAAGACGTCGTGATCACTCGCATGATGACGTCTGAAGCGGCATCGGTCTACGGCTACGCTATGAACAACATGGGCGAGAGCGTGTTCCTGCCGCCGCATATCGTCAGCGAATTGCATGAGAAGGGATACGTCGAGGGCGACATCTTTACGGCTCGCTTCAAGCCGCAGGACCACTCAAGCGCACCCTACTACTGCGTGAAGGTGATCCGATGAGCATGGTGATGAACGAACTCGCCGACCACTACAAGGGCGTGCGTCAGCGCATGACCGACGCAGCCAACCGGCACAGGATGGACAAGATCGCTGAAGCCAAGGCGAAGGTAGAGGCGGACGCTCGGGCTGCGGCTGAGTTGGCCGAGAAGAACAAGCACATCACGCGGCAGCAGATCGAGAGAGTGAAGCGGCAGTGGGAGGAGCAGATCGCCATCACAAAGCAGCAGCTCGCGCTCCGCAAGCGTGACTGGCTAAAGATCACGAATGAGATCATCGACGGCAGAGAGATATCGTGGCGCGAGTTGGTGTCACCGGATCGTAGCTACAG